TTCAGGTCACGGACGGGCCCGCGCAGGGCCAGCCCTTCCACCCTTTGGAGTATCATACGTTTGTCGGCGGCAGCCTGTTCGGTTGGCGCACCGCCACCGATCGCTGGCGCTTCCGCACCGGCTGGTTGGAGACCGGCAAGGGGCAGGCGAAGTCGCCGCTCATGGGCGCGATCGGCGTCTACATCATGGGCTGGTGCGACATTCAGCGCGCGCAGTGCTATGCGATCGGCGAGGACAAGGCGACCGCGAACGTCCTGTTTCGTGATGCGGTCGCGATGTGTCGCGCCGACATTCCCGATGCCGAGGAAGAGGGCGAAAGCCTCGAGCGCCTCGGCGAGGTCATCATTCGCGGCGAGCTGGAGAACGCGTGGAAGATCGAGCACCCGGACAGCGGGTCGTTCTTCATGCCCATCGCCAGCGGCGAGTCCCAATCGGGTCCGCGCCCGTCCTATGTCGCGGGCGACGAGATCCACGAACTAAAATCGGAATCGGCGCTGCTGACGTGGAAGGCGGCTATCGACAAGATGGCGGGCAACGCCCTGATGTTGCTCGGGACCAATACGCCGTCGCGTGCGACCCAGCATGTCGGAACCTCTTGGTCCGATATGTATCAGTCGATCGTGAAGGGTGAAGCCAAGGACGACACCGCGTTCGCCTTCGTTGCCCGCATCGACAAGGGCGACCGGGAAACGATTTTCGAGAATGAGCGCGCCTGGCAGAAGTCGCTGCCCGCGCTCGGCGAGACGTTCCCGATCGAGAACATCCGCGAGACGGTCAATTCGGCCAGGCTGCGGCCCTCGACCAAGTCGAGCACGAAGCGCCTCTATTTCGGTATCGACAGCGCCGCTGCCGATTTCTGGATCAGCGAGGAAAAGTGGTTGGCGGTGCAGGGCGTGGTCGACGCCCGCGCCATGCGCGGCCGCAATTCGTGGCTGTCGCTCGACCTGTCGCAGAAGAACGACCTGACCGCGCTGTCGCAGGCATGGGAATTGCCGGACGATTCTGTCGCGGTGAAGACGTGGTATTGGACGACGCGTGACGGGCTTGAGGAGCGCGCCGACCGGGACAAGGCCCCTTATCTCGATTGGGTCGAGGGCGGCCACCTGACCGCCACACCCGGCGCGACGATCGACCACACGTTCGTCGCTGCGCGGGTGAAAGAACAGTTGGCCGACCATGATGTGGAGGCGCTGGTGGTCGACCCGGCGTTCCTCTCGTCGTTCACCGACGCGTGCGACCAAGTCGGACTGGACTGGTGGCTATGGAAAGGCCCGGACAAGCCCACCGGGCGCGGCCTTAAAATCGTGAAGCACGCGCAGGGGCAGAAAATCATGTTCGAGGGCGAGCAGCTTTGCATGCCGCATTCGATCACGCGCACTGAGGATCATATTCTCGACGGCAAGCTGCTGGTTGACGATTCCCCGGTGACCTATTCGTGCGCCGCCAATGCCCACATCGATCCCGATGGCCTGGGCAACCGCATGTTCAACAAGAAGAAGTCGCGCGGTCGGATCGACGGCATGGTCACCATTGCGATGGCCGTCGGCGCAGCCACGGCGGCGGCGAAGCCCAAGAAGAAATCGGTCTACGCATCGCGCGGCGTGCGGCGAGTTTGAGGAGGGCATATGTCCCATGTCGCCTGACGATTACCGCGCCCGCGCTGGTGGTCGCCGATCCTATGCGCCCCGCTTCCATGCCGGGCCAAACCTGTCGGGACCGATCGTGGCCTACGACACCTATGCCCTGAACGACCCCGCGCTGGAAGATGATGCGGGGCAGCGGCGGCAGGGTCGGCGTTGCGGGTATCGGCGTCACCGACAAGATGGCACTGCGCAACAGCACGTTCTTTCGCGCCGTGTCCCTGATCGCGGGCAGCATGGGCATGTTGCCCACGCACCTGATGCGGCTGATGCCCGACGGCACGCGAGCGAAGGCCAAGGATCACCCGCTCTACAACGTGCTCCACCGCAAGGCGAACGACTACCAGACGGCCAGCCAGTTCAAGAGCTACATGCAGACCTGCGCGTTGCTGGACGGCAACGCCTATGCGCTCAAGGTGAAGTCGCGCGGCGCGGTCCGCCAGTTGATCCCACTACCCCGTCGCCGGGTGAAGCCGCAGCTTTCCGACACCTTCGACCTGTCGTTTCGCTACGATCGCGAGAAGGGTGGCCCGGTTACCCTGTCGAAAGACGATGTCTTTCACTTCCGCGCGCCCGTGTCGCTTGATGGTCTGACCGGCGTGTCGCTGCTCGACATCGCGGCCGACACGCTTGGCATGTCGCACCGCGCGCTACAGGCGGCGGGCCGCGTCATGTCGAAAGGCACGATGGTTCGCGGCGCGCTCGAAACCGAAAAGGAACTTGGCGACGAGGCGTTCCAGCGCCTGCGCGATAGCCTGCGCGACCACTATTCGGGGCCGGATGCCGACGAAGATTTCCTGATCCTCGAAGAGGGCCTGAAAGCAAAGGTGTTGACCGGCACCACGAAGGATAACCAGCTCGTCGAAATGCGGCGGCTTGAGGCCGAAGAGGTCAGCCGGTTCACCGGCGCGCCGCGCCCGCTGCTAATGTTTGACGAGACTAGTTGGGGCAGCGGCATCCAGCAGCTTGGCCTGTTCTTCGTCACCTATTGCCTGCTGCAATGGTTCGTCATTTGGGAAGAGGCTATCTGGTTCTGCCTGCTGAGCCCGACCGAGCAAGAAACCATGTACGCCAAGTTCAACGACGGTGCGCTGCTGCGCGGGTCGCTGAAGGAGCAGGCCGAATTTCTCAAGGCTGCCCTGGGGCCGAACACCGGCTTTTTCACGCCAAACGAGGCCCGAGAATACATGGAAAAGAACCCGCTGCCCGGCGGCGACGACCTTCCGCGTGCTGGCACGACCGCCGCGACGATCCAGGAGGATGAGAATGCGGACGCGTAAGGCTCTGTTCGCCGTGAATGGAGAGCGGCCCCCCGCCATGCCCGACCTGGGCAGCGGCAACGAATGGCAGTTCGAAACCCAGGCGCTTGACCCCGGCTTTGCCGCCTTCGAGGTGAAGGCGCTGGCGTCGGACAAACCGACCATTTCGATTTTCGATCGGATCGGGGCGGATTATGACGGCAACGGTGTGACCGCTTCGCGTGTCGCCGCGGCGCTCCGCTCGATCGGCAACAAGGCGGCGACGGTCGAAATCAATTCGCCCGGCGGCAACTATTTCGAGGGGGTCGCCATCTACAACCTCCTTCGTCGTCACCCGCAGGCGATCGACGTGCAGATTTTAGGCATCGCCGCGTCGGCCGCCTCGATCATCGCCATGGCGGGCGACACCATTGCCATCGCCCATAATGCCGAGATCATGATCCACCAGGCGCAGGGCGTGTTCTTCGGCAATGCCGACGACATGGAGGGGGCCATCCCGATCCTGCGCAAGCTCGATAGCGCGATGGTCGATGTCTATGCCGCGCGCACCGGCAAGGGCGCTGACGAACTGCTCGAAATGATGCGGGCGGAAACGTACATCGGCGGCGCTGAGGCGGTGGCGAAGGGCTTCGCCGACAGCGTCATGGAGCGGGAAGCCCAGATGCCGGTCTATGCGAGTGCCGACTCGCCGAAGGACAAGGCTTCCCTCGACAAGTTTCTCGCGACGAAGGGAGTTTCGCGGTCCGAGCGACGCGACCTTTATCGCGCGATGGGGATGAGCACGCCGCGCGCTGCTGATCCCGCCCTTGCCACGCCTCGCGCTGGCGATGAACCGGAGGCGATGTCTCGTCTCCTCCAGGCCATGACGGCCTAACCCCACATAGGAAAAGCACCCATGTTCATGCAGAACACCGTGCGGACCGCTGGTCCGCGCGCTCGGGGTCTCATCGCCGTGCGCGCCGAGGCTCCGCCGACCATCGATGCGCTCGCGCGCGGTTTCGAGGCGTTCAAGGAGACGCACACCCGCCAGCTTGAGGAAATCAAGAAGGGCGTGGCCGATGTCGTCACTGCCGAGCAGCTGGAAAAGATCAACGCCGCGCTGACCGAATTGCAGACGGCGGTGGACGACCAGGCCAAGATTCAGGCCGCCGCCAAGCTGGGTAACGGTGGCGTGATCGGCGACATCCAAGCCGACCCCGAGTACACCGCCGCGTTCAAGGCGCATATGCGCAAGGGTGACAAGGCCCCGGCCGACATCGAGGCGGCCATGAGCCGGGGCACCGATGCCGACGGTGGTTATCTCGCGCCGATCGAGTGGGATCGCACCATCGGCGAGAAGCTGAAGCAGATCAGCCCCATGCGCGCTGAAAGCCGAATCATCACGATCAGCGTCGCGGGCTTCAAGAAGTATTTCGGTGACCGCAACGTCGGCTCGGGCTGGGTCGGCGAGACTGCCAGCCGCCCGGCGACCACGACGCCCCAGATCGGCGTGCTCGATTTCACCCCCGGCGAACTCTACGCGAACCCGGCCATCACCCAGCAGTTGCTGGACGATGCCGCCGTGGACCTCGAAAAGTGGCTGGGCAGCGAAGTCGACACCGAATTTGCCCGTCAGGAGGGAATCGGCTTCACCTCGGGTGACGGTGTGAACAAGCCTTATGGCGTTCTCACCTATGTCGAGGGCGCCGCCAATGCCGCGCGCCATCCCTATGGCGCGATCAAGGTGAAGAACAGCGGCGCGGCGACGGGGCTGACCGGCGACGGCATCCTCGACCTCATGTATGACCTGCCGTCGCAGTACGCTGCGAACGCCAAGTTCCACATGAACCGGCTGTCGATGGGTGCGGCTCGCAAGTTGAAGGATGGCCAGGGCAACTATCTGTGGCAGCCTTCCTACGCGTCGGGCCAGCCGCAGACCCTGGCGGGTGCGCCGATCGTGGAGCATCCCGACTTCCCGCTGGTCGCGGCGGGCAATATCGCGTTGACCTACGGCGATATGGAGGCAACCTATCTCGTCGTCGACCGTGTCGGCATCCGCGTCCTGCGCGATCCCTTCACCAACAAGCCGTTCGTGCACTTCTACACCACGAAGCGCGTCGGCGGCGGCGTGCACGATCCGCAGCCGATGCGGGCGCTCAAGGTCGCTGCAAACTCGTAACCTCCGCCGGGCCGGTCGCGAACCGGCCCGGTTCTTCGAAGTCGTGGTGCGCCACGGTTTCGATGAACCAAGGAGAGCCCCCATGGACACGACCGACCAGAACAACGTCCCACCCGCGACCGAAATCGACACCTCGGGCGCGCCCCAGCAGATCGTGCCCGATGTCGATATGGACCACCCTGCCGTCGACAACGACCCGCGCGCGGGGACCACGACCGAGCAGAACCGCATCGACTTCAACGACCCGACGATTTCGGGGTCGGATCAGGTCGCCATCGCCCTGGGCATGAAGACCGAGGAAGAGGCGGCGAAAGAGGCCAAGCGCGCCGCCAAGAAGGGCTGACGCCCTCCCTATCCTCCAGCGAGCGAGGTGAATCATGGACATCGTCTCGCTGGAGGACGCCCGGCGGCAGTTGCGGCTTGGCTCCGACACCTCGCGCGATGAGGAACTGCGCGGGTGGATCGCGGATGCGGCCGGGTGGATCGAGGATTATACCGGCCACACCCTGACGCTTCGCGATGTGACGCAGACCTTCACCGGCTTCGGCCCCATGACTCTGCGGGCTTGGCCAGTTGCCGCGTCGGCCGTGCCGATCGTTACCTATGCCG